AGGAATTAGAACAAAGAGTAAAAGACCTAGAAAATAAGTAATAAGATATTTAGCTGGCAACAGCTAATTTGTTTAACAATTAAAATAGAGAATAATGGCTTTAGAAGGTAAATATACATACAAAGGTATCGATATTGCAAAAGCATATGTTATGGTTACTAATGTAAACGTTAGTAATTATATAAATTCAGAAACTACTGAAAAAACTCCTAAGAAGTACAATGAAGACGGCTCTGTAAAAAGCGAAGCTGTTATGGAAACAAAATGGATTAAATCAAATAGTGGTAACTGGAGTGCCGCTGTATATAAAGATAAAGACGCTAGAACAAACACACCAAACACAGTTATTGATAGTATCAGTGGTAGTTTTGATGTTGATGTTAAAGCGAGTGGTAAAAATCCAGTAGTGCAAGCGTACGCTGCGATTAAAGCATTAGACGCGTATAAAACTTATACAGACGCCTAATGAAATTAGCGTGTTAATAAACACGTTATTTATGTAATAATAATAAAGTAAATTTTAACTTAAATTTAATAAATTATGAATAAAAAAGTAGAAAAAATATCTGAAGATCATTTAAAAGATCTTCAAGGTAAAGTTAATACAATAAACCAAGCTCAACTACAATTAGGTGGTATTGAGTCTCAAAAGCACGCTTTGCTACATAATATAGCTGGCATGCAAGCTGAATTAAGCGAGTTTCAAAAAACGTTAGAAGAAGAGTATGGTAAAGTTAGTATTAACATACAAGATGGTAGCATAACTGAAATACCTCAGGAAAATACTGATGAAACTAATACGAAAGATTAGTATTGGTAAAGATTATAAAAATGACGCAATGCATTACTCTGTAGGCCAAGAAGTCTACGGAGGGCACGTCATTTGTGATATAGTAGAAAACGAAACTAAGTATAGTATTTTTATCGAAAAAAATAAAGATGTTATTCCTTGGAAAGACTTTAATAAAAACATGGCTATATCTGTTGAATATAATCTTGAATACTAATGAAAAGCACGTTTTATTTTTTGATAAAACCTAAAGCGAAGCGATATAACAATACTAAAAAAATTGGTGATAAAGAAATTATTTTAAACACTGAAATATTTTCTCATCAATATATTAGTAGGCAAGCTATAATCGTAGGATTACCAACACAATTTGATACGTGTATTAATATTGGAGATGAGGTAATAGTTCATCATAATGTTTTTAGAAGATGGCATAATGCTAGAGGTGAAGAAAAAAATAGTAGCAGTTATATAAATGAAGATTTATATAAAGTTGATGACATGCAATTATACGCGTATAAATCTAATAATAAATGGAAAGCTCTTCCAGGTTATACTTTTGTTAAACCATTAGGTGATTTAATAGGAGAAGTACAATATTCTGATAAGTATAACAAAGGTGATATAGTTGGTTATAGACCCAGTGGTGAATACGAGTTTGTTATTGATGATCATAAGCTATACAGATTAAAAACACATTTTATTACAATTAAATATGAATCTAAACCAGAAGAAAAAGAAAATAATAGAAGCTGGATACAAAGCAGTTGATGAATTAATTAAAGTTGCTAAAGAAAAAATAGTTGACAGTGATGATGATGTTTCTGCTGATAGATTAAAAAACGCGGCTGCAACTAAAAAGCTAGCTATATTTGATGCGTTTGAGATATTAAATCGCGTTGAAGAAGAAAAGTCAATGCTAGAGGGTAAAGTTAAAAAGCAAGATGAAACAAAAGCATTTGGTGGTTTTGCTGAAAACAGATCAAGATAATGCAAGACTTATTATGTAAAGTTATAAATCCTATAAAAACAAACACTATAAAAAGATTAAACAAATCTAAAAAGTGGAAGTATGGTTACAACAAAGAACACGATATTGTTGTTATATCTAAAACAGGTATGATAGGTGATATATATGAAATACAAAATTTAAAAATAGCTTTACCTAAACAACCAAAAAAAATACATAAGTTTAGTGATAACAAGTGGGAAGTTACTAACATATACCCAGATTTAAAAAAAATTAAAACAATATTTGAGTGGAGAAATTATCCTGATAATTTTAAAAACAAATATATTGATTACATAGAACAAGAGTTTAGTAAACGAGAAAATGGCTTTTGGTTTTATAATAAAAATAAACCAACCTATATAACCGGAACTCACTACATGTATTTACAATGGAGTAAAATAGATGTTGGTAATCCTCATTTTAGAGAAGCAAACAGGCTGTTTTATATATTTTGGGAAGCTTGCAAAGCAGATCAAAGATGTTATGGTATGTGTTATTTAAAAAATAGACGATCTGGTTTTTCGTTTATGGCGTCTGGCGAAACGGTAAACATGGCAACAATATCAAGTGATGCTAGATTTGGTATATTATCTAAATCAGGCCCTGATGCTAAAAAAATGTTTACAGATAAAGTTGTACCAATATCTGTTAATTATCCTTTTTTCTTTAAACCAATACAAGATGGTATGGATAGACCTAAAACAGAATTAGCGTATAGAGTACCAGCTTCAAAGTTAACAAGAAAAAACATAACATCAACTGAAAAAACAGAAGAGTTAACTGGTTTAGATACAACTATAGACTGGAAAAATACTGGTGATAATAGTTATGACGGTGAAAAATTAAAACTACTAGTGCATGATGAAAGTGGCAAGTGGGAAAAGCCAAACAATATTTTAAACAACTGGAGAGTTACAAAGACTACATTAAGATTAGGTAGTAGGATTATCGGTAAATGCATGATGGGTTCAACGTGTAACGCGTTAGATAAAGGTGGTGATAATTTCAAAAAAATTTATTATAACTCAGACGTAACAAAAAGAAATAAAAACGGACAAACAAGATCTGGCTTGTATTCTTTTTTTATACCAATGGAGTGGAACTACGAAGGTTTTATTGACGAGTACGGTATACCAGTTTTTAATACGCCAAGTGAAGAAGTATATGATTCGTATGGCGATGTAATTGATGTTGGTGTAATTGATCATTGGCAGAATGAAGCTGATGGCTTACGAAACGATCAAGATGCTTTAAATGAATTTTATAGACAGTTTCCAAGAACTGAAGAACATGCATTTAGAGACGAAACTAAAAACAGTATATTTAATTTAGTTAAAATATACGAGCAAATAGATTACAACGAAGAAAATAAAAAACCTATAAAAGGTAACTTTCAATGGGATAATGGTATAAAAGATACTAATGTTAGGTTTGTTCCTGACATGCAAAGCGGAAGATTTAATATAAGTTGGATACCATCCGTAAATTTACAAAATAACTTTATTTTAAAAAACGGTAATAAATATCCTGGCAACGAACATATAGGTGCTTTTGGTTGTGATAGTTATGACATATCAGGAACCGTTGATGGTCAAGGATCAAAAGGAGCTTTACACGGGCTAACTAAATTTAGCATGGAAGATGCTCCACCCAATACATTTTTTTTAGAATATATTGCTAGACCACAAACAGCAGAGATATTTTTTGAAGATGTACTAATGGCGTTGGTGTTTTACGGTATGCCTTTACTTGCTGAAAATAATAAACCAAGATTACTGTATTATTTAAAACGTAGAGGTTACAGAAGTTATTCAATGAACAGACCTGATAAACTTTGGAACAAATTATCTGTAACAGAAAAAGAAATAGGTGGTATACCAAACTCAAGTGAAGATGTTAAGCAAGCGCACGCTGCTGCTATAGAGAGTTATATATCTCAATATGTTGGTTCAAATGAAGGTGATTACAAAGATCACATTAATTTTAACATAACATTAAATGATTGGGCTAAATTTGATATTAATAATAGAACAAAGTTTGATGCTAGTATTAGTTCAGGTTTAGCTATAATGGCTTGTAATAGAAACTTATACACGCCGAAACAAGAAAGATCAATGGCAAAATTAAACTTTGGTTTTTCTAAATACAACAATAAAGGAAGATTATCAAAAATAATTAACGAATGATAAAAACAAAAAGTAATTCTAGTTTTCCAAGTCAGGCAGTGCCTGATATAGAGAAGTCTAGTGATGAATACGGACTGCAGGTCGCAAGGGCTATTGAGTCTGAGTGGTTTAAAAGAGACGCGGGCTCTTCACGTTACTATGATACTAGTAATCGTTTTCATGAGCTAAGATTATATGCTAGAGGAGAACAATCAATACAAAAATATAAAGATGAATTATCAATTAACGGTGATTTGTCTTATCTTAATTTAGACTGGAAACCTGTACCTATTATTCCTAAATTTGTAGATATTGTAGTTAATGGTATATCTGAAAGATTATATAAGTTAAAAGCTTTTTCACAAGATCCTATAGCTGCTAAAGATAGAACTAATTACATAGAAGGTATCATGGATGACATGAGAAACAAAGAGTTATTAGTTGATGTAAAAAATAAATTAAATATTGATTTATTTAATGGAAGCGAAGCGACAACACCACAAGACGATGAAGAACTTTCTGTTCACATGCAGCTAGATTATAAGCAGTCAATAGAAGTCGCAGAAGAAGAAGCGTTAAGTAATATCATGCATTTAAATAAATATGATTTAATTAAGAAAAGATTAGATTATGATTTAACTGTACTAGGTATAGCTTGTACAAAAAATAGTTTTAACACAGCTGAAGGTATTAAAATAGAATATGTTGATCCAGTTAATATAGTATATTCATATAGTGAATCACCTTACTTTGATGATTTATATTATTTTGGTCAAGTAAAAAGAGTTACAATTACAGAGCTTAAAAAACAATTCCCTAATTTAACTCAAGAACAAGTTAAAGATTTAGAAGACAAATACCAAAGTGGTAGTAATGATAAATATAATTATTATCCAGAAGATTATTCTAATAAAGATTATGTTAATATTTTATATTTTGAATATAAAACTTTTCATAATCAAGTTTATAAAGTAAAGAAAACACCAAGCGGCGCCGACAAAGCATTGAAAAAAGATGATACTTTTAATCCTCCAAAAGACTCACGAGCTAGATTTGAAAAGGTTGAAAGAGCTATTGAGGTATTATACTCAGGTGTAAAGATAATAAGTCATGACATACTACTTGATTGGAAAATGTGTGAAAATATGACAAGGCCTAAATCAGATATTACTAAAGTTCAGATGAGCTACAATGTTGTTGCACCTAGAATATATAAAGGAAGACCAGAATCTTTAGTTAGTCGCATGACAACATTTGCTGACATGATACAATTAACACATTTAAAGCTTCAGCAAGTATTATCACGAATGGTACCTGATGGTGTATTTCTTGATGCTGATGGTGTAGCTGAAATAGATTTAGGCAATGGTACAAACTATAACCCACAAGAAGCCTTAAATATGTATTTCCAAACTGGTAGTGTTATTGGTAGATCAATGACACAAGATGGTGATTTTAATAACGGTAGAGTACCAATACAAGAATTACAAACAAGTAGTGGTAATGCGAAAATATCTAGTTTGATAAATAGTTATAATTATTATTTACAAATGATACGTGATGTGACTGGTTTAAATGAAGCAAGAGATGGTAGCAAGCCAGACGAGAAGTCATTAGTTGGTTTGCAAAAATTAGCCGCAGCAAATAGTAACACGGCTACTAAACATATATTAGACGCTGGTGTTTATTTAACTTTAAAAACAGCAGAAGCTATTTCACTTAGAATATCAGATGTGCTAGAATACTCTAATACTAAAAATCAATTTATAAACTCTCTAGGTAGATTTAATGTTGGTACTTTAAATCAAGTTAAAGAATTAAACATGCACGATTTTGGTATATTCTTAGAATTAGAACCTGATGCCGATGAAAAACAATTACTAGAAAATAATATACAAGCAGCGCTTCAAAAAGAACAAATAAACTTAGAAGATGCTATTGATGTTAGAGAAGTTAAAAACTTAAAACTTGCTAATCAGTTATTAAAATTAAGAAGAAGAAGAAAAGCTGAAAGTGATCAAAGGTTAGCTCAACAGAACATACAAGCGCAAGCACAAGCTAATGCAAGATCTTCAGAAGCGGCTGCGGCAGCTGAAATACAAAAGCAGCAAGGTATAACTGAAAGTAAAGTACAATTAGCTCAAGCACAAAATGAATTTGATATTAAAAAACTTGAAATAGAAGCTAGCATTAAAAAAGGTTTAATGGAACATGAATTTAATTTAAACATGAGGCTTAAAGATCAAGAAACAGGTGTAATTAAAGATAAAGAGAAGTACAAAGAAGATCGTAAAGATGAAAGAACTAGAATACAAGCTAGTCAACAATCTGAAATGATTGAGCAAAGAAAAAAAGATTTACCAGCTAAAAAGTTTGAGTCTGCTGGCTTTGACAATTTAGGTGGATTTGACTTAGAACAATTTGAACCAAGATAAATTTTATTAATTATATAGTATTATATTATGGCAGAAAACAAAGAAGAGGTTGTTGAGCAAACGGCTGAAGAAACTAAAGTTGAGGAAACTGTAGTTGAAGAGCAAAAAGCTGAAGAACCTAAAAAAGATACTGGCTTCCAGGAAGACGGTACTTATAAAATGAACTTAGATCAACCTACTGAAGAAGAAAAACCAGTTGATGCTAAGATTAATGTAGAACCTGTTGAAGAGGAAAAAGTAGAACAAAAACTTGAACAACAGGAAGAATCTATTATTCAAGAAATAACAGACGAAGAAGAACAAGAAGTAAAAGAAAAAGAGCCTGTTGAAACAGATGCTCCTGATCCTTTTATAGAAGAAGAAAATAAAACTCCAGAAGTGGAACTACCAGAGAACATACAGAAAGTCGTAGACTTTATGAATGAGACTGGTGGAACGTTAGAGGATTATGTTCGACTCAACGCGGATTACTCAAACGTAGACAACGAAGCGCTCTTGCGAGAGTATTACAAGTCTACAAAACCTCATTTGTCTTCAGATGAAGTTAATTTTATGTTAGAAGATAATTTTAGCTATGATGAAGAAACAGATGAGCCAAGGGACATAAAGCGAAAAAAGCTTGCTTATAAAGAAGCGGTTGCACAAGCTAAAAACCATTTGGAAGGTTTAAAGAGCAAATATTACCAAGAAGTCAAGTTGGGTTCAAGGTTAGCTCCAGAACAACAAAAGGCTATAGATTTTTTCAATCGTTATAATGATGAGCAGGTTAAGGTTGAAGAGCTAAACGCAAAACAACAGAAACACTTTAATAAAGAA